CTGCTCCTCGCCAGAAAGCCAACGCACGACCATCGATGGACCACTGGTGGCCGTGACCTCGCCCTCCTTCACGCTGGTGGGTGTGGACCAGCGCAGCCAATCACCTGGTCGGAATCTCGTCATCCGAGAACCCCGGGCAGGTCGTGTCGGTGTTGCCTGGCATGGATACGCCGCAGATGTCGCAGCCATACACTGACTGCTCCTCGGCGAGCTCGACGTCTTTCGGATCCTCGATAGCGACCACCTGCCTGTCGTCGTCGGGGTCGGGAAGCACTGAGATCGGTGTGATGGTGTGCTTCACCCATCGATGTTGCAGAGTCATGGTGTCAGTCACGGTTTCCTTCCTTTGGGCATAACTGCGATTCTCTCAGATGCACCGCAGATGGTGCACCTCCTCACGGTCTGGTCTACCTCTCCTAACCTCTTGTGTTTGCTGAAGTACTTGAAGATGACGGGGCGTCGGCAGTACATGCACCAGAGATGTTCCTGGTCGCCCTCCATGAGCACTGGCCGCCACCAGATCCTCTTGGTCGCGGGTCGCATCTTGCCATCGGAACCCTCCACGTACTTACCGCGTATGCGGGCGAATCTGATGGGCGGCTCGAATCCGATACGCTTGCAGTTGAGGGCTGCATCGTGCACTCCCAGCTCGAGGGCCCGATACAGAAACTTGAGCGCCTTCCTGTACTTCCAGAACTCACGCTTTCCCCACTTGCCGTTCGCCTCCCGCTGAACGTAGACCACCCAAGGAGGACTGGAGTTCCACCCCTTGGTGTTGGCGGCCTCAGGCAGCTCCGGCTTGGTGTCCAGGTATCGCCTGTAATGGCGGTCCTGAACGAGCTCCGACATCTGTATCACACTGGCACACTCGCTTTCCTCGGTCGTCGCATCGCGCTATAGTCAATCATATCGCATCTGGTTCCAGCGCGCAATAGTGACACCAGCGGACTGCCCGTCGCACCCCGACGAGTATTCTTATTCCACCTTGACGAGAAGTTTCCCGAGACGATATGATTGCTTCCTCGTCACGATAATCGACGACATCCACACCGACCGAGGAGGACGACAACATGCCGGAGGCGAAGAAGAAGGAACCACTGCAGTTCACACCGGCGGAGATCGACGAGATCCGCGAGGAGAGCCGCATCGAGGGACTCAAGCAGGGTCGACAGGAGATACTCGACTGGCTTGAGAACGCTTACGTCGACGACCCCGGGAGACCCGATCGAGGTACTCCCAAGGCGGAGGCGATCCTCGAGCTCGCACGTGACGCGGGCAAGTACATCAAGAGGGGCGGCGACGTCCCGAGGCTGCAGCCGTGAGCGCCCCGGAGGGGGCCTGCCAGGGCACCAGCAGCTACGACTGCAAGCTGCAGACCTGTCATGGTCTTCCCCAGTGCGGGACCTGCTGCAAGTGCACGGGGGTCTGTATCCTGGAGGAGAGAAACAAGGAGAAGACCAAGCCTCCCAGTCGGGGTGACCTCGTCTACACCACCCCCCAGCAGATGGCTGAGGCTCTTGATGGGTTTCTCTGGCAGGTGGTCATAGACGGAGACACGTACAACGCCACCTTCACCGGCCAGGTCAACTATCACGGTAACCTTGAGCTGAAGCTCGGCAAGAAACACACCAAGCTGACCCCAGCACCGGCTACAGGAGTCACCCAGCTGTGAATCTCACGAGAACCATCAACGTCATCTCGAAGGCGTGGGGTAACCAGAGCGGATACTGCTTCTTCCCCTACATCGACCGCAAGAAGCAGATGGAGACCGGCCTCAGGCGGGAAGGCTACAACGAGGGGCCCGACCCACGCCGGGGAGAACGGGACAAGAAGGACCGTAGAGGTCAAAGCTTCCGATGGCCCAACGACCGTCAGGAGATCAGGGAGTATCTCGACCAGCATCTGAAGGAGGGCCATGACGTCTACTGGTGCCCGTCACTCTTCGAGTTTCCCGCCAGACGATCGGATCTGGCTATGGACGAGCACGCACTCTGGGCAGACCTGGACGAAGTTGACCCCAGAGAGATCTCTGACTACCCTCCCACCGTCGCTTGGGAGTCCTCTCCAGGGCGATACCAGGCGCTATGGCTTGCCAGTGACGGTGACTTTCAGGGAGCTTCATGGCCGGGGAATGAGAATCAACGTCTCACCTACCATCTGGGTGCCGATCTTGGGGGCTGGGATACTACACAGTTGCTACGACTCCCCGGTTGGCCCAACTTCAAGCCGGAGCGTGTTGAAGCTAACGGCGGACAGGCACCTCGGGGTCGCCTCCTATGGTCTGCGGGTCAGAGTTACACCGTGGAAGATTTCCATGACCTGCCCCCGGTGCGGGGTGCAGTCTCTGGTGAACTTACGGAGGCTCTAGAGCAAGAGATCGAGGACATCGATCGTCTCAAGGTAATCGCCCGCGTTAAGCTCAAGCTCAACCACACCGCAAGGGACCTGCTCAACGCCCGCGAGGTCAGCGGGGATCGATCCGCCCAGATGTGGTATCTCATGAGATGCCTCGCAGATGCCGGCGCGTCGACCACCGAGATCGTCGCCGTGATGCAGCCCTTGGTGTGGAACAAGTTCGCGGGGCGGGCGGACGAGATGAAGAGGCTGATCGCGGAGGCATCCAAGGCCATCGCGTCTCGGTCTGAGGAAGTAAAGGAGGAGTTGGATGAGGAGAGTGACTGGCAGAAGCCTCAGAGGCTGGGAGTACTGCTCAGAAACATCAAGCGACCAGTCTGGTTGGTGGAGTCGATACTCACTGAGGGGGCCTGCGGCTTTATCGCTGGAGAACCAAAGACTTGGAAGAGCTGGATCGGTTACGATCTTGCTCTATCCGTGGCTACTGGTGCGGACTTCTTGGGCCATTTCCCCGTACGTAACCCTGGTCCGGTTCTCTACATACAGGAGGAGGACCCTCCTCCCACCCTCAAGACTCGAGGTGCGAAGATCTGGTCCGGGAAGACCGTTGACAAGATGGAGCTTTCCGAGGACGGTGGCATCTACTGGCTCCCGCCCGCGGAGGAGCAGGACTTCGACCCGGACGTCGACGCGATGGTCCAAAGCGGAGTCGTCCTGAGCGACGATCTCTGGCAGCTTCGTCTCGACGAGATTCTTGAGCACGGCATGGGCAAGGACCAGCACCGCCTGGTCGTCGTCGACACTCTGATGATGACCGCGGGTGAGGTGGATGAGAATCGTGCCCAGGAGATGACCACCAAGATCTTTCGACCCATCAAGCTGCTGTCCCGAAAGCACAACGTGGCGATAATCGTGGTCCACCACCTTGGGAAGGCCGACAGGCAGAGGATGGGCCAGAGGATGCTCGGCTCAATGGCCAACCACGCTTGGTCTGAGGACAGCATGTACCTGCTCAAGTCCTCCCAATCTACCGTGAAGATGGAGGTAGAGTCCAAGGTGGCGCCGGGCCAGATCTTCAAGCTGGGTAACCTCGACAACAACAGGTGGGAACCCCAGATCAGTACCTGGCGAAAGGACGACGAGCAGGAGATGTCCCACACCATGAACGGTGACCGCTCGAGGGGTCGCAATGGAAGTGGCCAGGGAAGCGATGGGGCGTCGAGGAGGGGGTCGCTCGCAGGTGAGGCGCTCTCGATGCTCGGCGGAATCCAGCAGACGCGTACCATAGCAGATCAGGCCGGCATCACATACCAACAGGCGTACAGGCAGTTGACAAGGGACCCAAAGGTCCAAAAGCACGGCAACGGATGGAGTCTGAAGTGAGTAACGGTTACAGAGGTCTAGAGGTCAACCCTGAGGAGACCAGGTTGTTGACCATCCCCTCCGAGGGTGAGATGCGGCACGCCCTCGACTACACCACGGTGGAGATCACCATGAGGGTCACGGGGGGCACCATCCCCGAGGGCGAGGTGGCGACCATCAGGTTCCAGCCGCTCAAGCTGGAGGAGGACGGGCAGCTCAAGGTGACCGGCCACAACAAGTACTCCCGCCACCCTCTGACCGATGGTCTCGTGGACAGAGTGAGCATCGAGCTCAGCAAGGGGTTGACCACCGAGGATGTGCCCATCTTCGGCGTCGAACTAGAGAAGGAGGAAGGATGAAGCAGGCCGGCAGGAAGAACGGGCGGTTAAGTCACGGCCACAAAGAACCGCCCAGCTACGGTGGGGGCCTCGACTGGGGCCAGATCGAGCGCCAGTTCCAGGAGCGTCTCCAGCAGGACATCGACAACGGGGTCGACGACATCATGACCAGAGCTGAGCTCCGTCGACGGGAGGGTCTGCCGCCACTGCCAAAGCCCGCGACCCGTCGGTTCACGCCGGACCGTGACGCACAACGACGGGGGGGTCTGCGCACGGGTCCCCGCTTCGACGCTGACAAGATGGTGGAGATGTACGAGGCAGGTAGCCGGGTTCGGGAGATCGCTGAGGCCACCGGCGCCAACCCCCGCACCGTCAGATACTGGCTCGCCCGAAGAGGCGTCTACGACCCCAAGAGGGACAAGTCGGGGGGGCCGGCCATTGGCGGCACCAACAAGCCCAAGGAGAGGTGCCAGAACGACCACCCGCTGGACGTCTATGGGGTCCAGAAGTACAAGTCTGACGGTAAGACCAAGAACGGGAGAGACTGCAGCATCTGCATAGCGGAGAGGAATAGAAACTGGCGGAGGAGGGCCAAGGTGAACGGGAAATGAGACTCGCGCTGATGTTCGGCTTCTGTCTCATGTTCTGGGCCTGCCTGCTGCTCATGGTGTGGAGCAGAGCATGAGCCTCGAGCATTGGACCGAGGGGGTCATTGACCCGGAGGACTGGTACGTCTACGTGATCGCGCTTGGGCTTCTGGTGGTCGCCGGCATCTACCTCTGGAGAAACAGGGACAAGAGATGAGTCACAGAATGAGGTGCCCCGACTGCGGGACTGAGCTGACGGTAATAGCCACGGCCTATGGAGAGCGCGCCACCTGCATTCAGGACAAGATCACCTGGACCAGGATCCTCGGCAAGAACCCCGAGAAGCGCTGGCACGTGGAGAAGTACACGGGAATCGGAGGTAACACCGCATAGGGTGCTGGAACATCATTATTGACTCTATAAGCTGGTTAGTATATCGTCCATTTTATCGATCACCTCATGCATATGAGTGATTGATTGATAAGAATACTCCAACGATAAGGACGATATGAACATGTCTTCAAGAGTAAGTATCTGGTTGACGGATGATGAGTTCGCCGAACTTGAGGCTAGGGCCCAGGAGATGGACATGAAGCCTTGGGAACTGAGCATTCTGTTGGTCTGTAGATGGTTGGGAGCTGGGGTGCCGTCCAAACCTAAAGCCAGACGACGATGGTTGAAGACCCACGAGGCTGAGACCAGGACTGAGTTCGCGGATCGAGGGCTGGGAACCAAGCATCGGGTAGCTAACGCCCTGAAACTGCAGGATCGCCCCCTTAGTACTAAGGAGATACAGACGTATTTGGGCTGGAGGAATCCGGGGAGTCTGTCTGAGCTGTTGAGAGAGGATGAGGACTTCGAACGGGTCCCAGCTCCTCCAGACTATAAGAGAAAGAGAGGACGTCAACCAACCTTTTGGAGACTGGTAAAGGAGAAGAGAGATGAAGGACCTGAGAGATGACGAGATAGAGTTGGGACCCGACACGTATGCGGGGATTCCAAGCCAATGCCCCGTCTGTAAAGAGTGGCAGGTGGACATCGTCTTCACCGTGCCGGAGAACGACGGGAAGTCCATCGGGGCGATGTTCAAGGCTGCGAGCCAGGCTCTGCTTCTGAGTGCTGCGGCCTTCACTCTTTGGATGGAGCACATGGGGGCCCACCATCCGGACGAGCCATTGGTGGAAGGCTGGGGTAAGGGATTCGGATCATCGTCTGACTGAAGTGGTCGTCCGCGCTGCGCGGGGCTTACGCCCGCGGCGCGAACAACTACCGCAGCCAACATTCCGGGCGAGGGGGTGAGGGGGAAGTATGTGGTGGAGGTTTGACCCCGGTTGGGGGTTGAGCTGGGAGTCGCACTCGGGCTATTGGGAGGGCTAGATGGAGCACGACACCAACTGCGAACAGTTCATGGTCAGAGGACACCTCCGTGAACTGAATCTGGTCGTGCCTCTGGAGCATTGGGAGTGGGCCCGACGGTACTTTTGTTACTGTACTCTTAGAACCTCCCGCACTCCTCGGCCGCACGAGATACAGGCTCTGGCGCTGAGAGCGCAACTCTGGGCCCGCGTCGTACGTGCCAATCCAGACGTCTCTCCTGAATCTGCCTGGCTAAGTTGTCAGATGGTGGTCCAGGGAGAGTTGAGCTTGAGGGGAGCGGGAGTAATACGTGATACGGAGGAAGTCATTGAGGTCGATTTCAGGAAACGGGAAAGGGTGAAGTGATCGATGATCAGGTGGGCTATCCTGCTTTATCCAGAAGCACTCTCTGACTTCTTTAGGGACGTTCTGGCAGGTGCGCGACGATTCGCGACGGGCGGGCGCCGACACGGGTGACGAAAAGTTCAGGAGCTGCTGGGTTTTTCCGTCCAAAGTATCTCGTCTTCTCGTTCGCACCAACGGAACCATACGCACCAGCTGTTACGTTACGGAATGGAGAAGGATCCGTCACGGAATGGCTCTGGATCCGTCCTCTAACGGATAAGTCCCGTGGGGAATGATACTTCCTTGGGAATCCGCGTTGTCCGTGTTTCGGTAACGGTGTTCTGAGTTTGGAGTTTGGATGGGGAATGGCCACGGTCCGGGTTCTGAGATGAAACAGAAGAAGGTGGTTTTCGGAAGGGATCTTTTGGCGGAATGACACTGGTTCCAACGAGTGGCCCGGAGCCGGCCGAGAAGAGTCCGAGTTTCCCACGAGTTCCTTCCTCAAGCGCCTTTTGGCTCCGTTTTGGGACGTTTCACAACGGTTTTCTCCCCGGGAATGCTCCGTAGCCGAGTTCACAGAGCGGTCCGTGAGCGCCTTGGGCGTTTGCCCCGTATGCTAGCATACGATATGGCACGGACACGTCCCACGGACGCTTCCAAGGCTCCGGATGGGACCCCCAGGTCAGGCTGGGGAGCGCACCCGGGCTTCCCGTCGGGCTGGGCGTTACACGATCGTTATGTGGGAGAGCTCCGTCGCCTTGCATCGCATGGCAGGGAATGGTAGGATGGGGCATCGCCCCTCAATCGAGGGGGGATTTGGCAACTACATAGAGAAACGAGATGATTGACATGTCGAAGGTCGTGACGCCGGCGGAGCTGGCTGAGAAGTTCGAGACCGACGGACGGACCGTCCGGAAGTTCCTGCGGTCGATCACCCCGCGCGACGAGCAGCCCGGGAAGGGCGGACGCTGGTCGATCGACGGGACCGCGAAGAACGTCAACAAGCTGCGGAAGCAGTTCTCCGACTGGCACCAGAAGCAGCTCGAGGAGCGCGCCGAGCGCGCCGCGAAGGCTGCCGCGGAAGCCGCCGAGTCGGAGGTCGACGAGGTCGAGGACGAGGTCGAGACCGACTGACCGAAACGGAACTGCCCCTCTCCGGAGGGGTGGTTTCGTGTGTCAAAAAGATGAGGAGCTGCTGGGTTTCCGTTTCCAGAGTAGTCCCGTCTCTCCGTCATCTATGTCGATCAACTTCCTCGACTTTCCCAAAGTCGACTAAGTCAATAAACATAGTGCACTTTGGACCAATGTCGACTAAGTCGATGAACATAGTGTACTTTGGTGCCTGGCACGACCCCTCGCGAGGTAGGGATCCGTCCGTGGGGGCGTAGGGAGCGATCTGCGGGGGGCAGGGGGGTGCCCCGTATGCTAGCATTCCGCGTCCCCTGACACCGCCTCAAACGCTCGCTGACGCCTTCGGCGTTATGTCAGTTCGACGGGACCCACGATCGCCCACCCCCCGCGGACCCATCACCCTGTCAGAGGGCGTAGGATCGCTCCTGGCGCGAGCAGGGGGGTGGGGCCAATGCCAGCATTCCGGGGGCCACGGACCCGTCCCTACGGGCCGCGTACGCCCTTACACGGGGGTGTGCCCCCACCCCGTGAGGGGCAGGGGCAAGACCGATCACTCGGTCGTGGTGGCGTCGGCCTCCGCCTTGCGGGCCTCCTCCCATGCGGAGAAGCGCTTCGCGAGCGCGGCGACCTCGCGCTTCGAGCCCGGCAGGGCGTAGCGTGCACCCTTGCCGACCCCGCGCCCCTCGCTGCGCAGGAACTTGCGGAGCGTGCGAGGCGTCGTCGCGAGCTCAGTCGCGATGTCAGCGGTCGTCATCTTCATGTCATTCACCTCCTTGTTGATCATGGGTATACCATACCATGCCCCGCGAGCACGAGTCAAGGCGAACAGGGCGATTCAAAGTAGACACTTTTGGTCGACTTTGGCCGGGTCCTACCACATCCGTGGGTGGTTGTCAAGGAGTTACACCCATGTTCTTCTACCACATCCGTCGGCGGTTGTCAAGGAGATGGGCCAAAGTTTTACCAAGGCGTAGGAGCGTCCGTGAGCGGGGCAACGGGCGGGTGGTATGCCGGCATACGCCGTCGGGCATGACAGCCTCAGCGGCTCGCTGACGCTTTCCGCGTATAAACACGAGAGAAAACCCCCTCTCGGGGGCATTCCCTTTCCGTTATCCGTAATAGAGAATCATCGCGGCTTCGATGCAATCTCCCCAGGAATACCCGCATTCCATTCGGATCTGCATCGCCCAATCCATCATGCACGAGATATGATTCTCGTCGCGGGAATGGTAGATTGCGTTCTGCAACTCGGTCGCGGTATTCCTTTCCCGAGGCAATCCGTCGAGTTCCCCCCTAACGATAGCGTGCAGCGGGGGAGAATCCATCTCCATCGGAATCTTGTGAATCGGAATCATCATTCTTTTCCCCTATTCAGTGTGTCAATGTGGTTGATCGAGATAATCATCTCATGACACGGGGGGGTTGTCAAGGTAGTCCCCACATGGTGGGCATCAAGGTTTTACTCTGGGTGCCTTGACAATCACACTTTTGCCCTGATGTCAAGGTCAAAAAAAAGTTCGGGAAAAGTGCGATTCGCCTTGACGACGCCCCGACGACGATGATAAGATGATGACATCATCAAACGATGATACTTCGAATCGATCAAAGGATGATCATCATGACGAACACCACCGAACTCGCTGCGAACCTCGACACGACCCCGCGCACGCTTCGCAAGTTTTTGCGCGCTGAGGGGATGGGGGTTGGGAAGGGATCGCGATACACCCTCCCCTCGACCAAACGCGACATCGCGCGACTGACGACGCGATTCAACGAATGGAATGATGCGCGCACCGCATCCGACGACGCGACCGACTGATCGCATCCCGACGCCCCCCCGCGAGGGGGGGTTGAGGGGCGTCAGCGTCGATCTGAGGGGGTTGGGGCGTGGGAGGAATGCCAGCATTCCCGTGCCTCTGACGGCGTCCCACACACGCGTCAGCGCCCCCCCGGAGGGGAGCGCATCGGCGGTCAGCGTTCGAGCAGTTGTTCGATGCGCGTCAGGATGCGCAGTCGAGTCATGCGCGAGGCGTGCGGCGCGTGTCGCGAGATCATCGCGAGGCGGTGGGCGCGCGTCGTGGAGGGCGTGAGGTGGTGCAGTTCGATGATGCGGGTCGCGGTGGTCGCGATGTCGTTGATGTGCATGATCATTCCCTTCGGTTGATTGTTGATCATGAGCATACTCTACCATGCCCCATGCGAGGGTGTCAAGGCGATGTCGAAACTTTTTTGACCGGGCCGGTACCACACTTCCCGCGCATTGTCAAGGAGTTTGGGGAGAAAAAAAAAGTTCGATCAACCCCCCTCCCTGCCTTGACTCGCCCCCCTCCCGCTGATATGATCATGCCATGATCAAAAACCAAACCGCAATCGCGCTGATCAACTTCATCTGCGCACCCGACAACGACCCCGACATGAACGAATCGCTCGCGCTTCGCTCCCTGCTCATCGACATCGACGAATCCGACCCGCGCCTGCTCGCCGACTCGCACTTCGCCGAAACGCTGCGCAACTGCATCCGCGCCCTCGACGCGCAAACGCTCTCGATGCTGCGACTCGACGAATCGCTCTGCCCCCTGCACGCGATCGACTACGCGATCTGCTTCGACGACGACGACCCGACATGCGCTGCGATTCGCGCATGCTTCCCCAACCACGACACCTGATCCGCGCTCTGCGCCCCCTTCGGGGGGCGTAGGGGCGTGTCTGGGGGACGCTGGGGGAGACGGGAATGCCAGCATTCCTCTTCGACCCTGCGGCGCTCAGGGAGCGTTTAAACGCCACTCCGCCCCCGGAGGGGCGGGCGGATCAGGTCAGTACCTGCACCAGGCGGTGCCCCCCTCGAGCGAGAAGGTACCCGAGTTGGTCGCGCAGTCGGTGGCGAAGTCGTGCATGTGCAGTCCGACTGCGACCGCAACCCCGGCGAGGATGAGGGCGACCCAGATGATGGCGGCGGTGATCGTGTTCATGTCGTGCTCCTTTGGTTGTTTGTTGATGATGGGTATACCTTACCACGCCCCGCGCAGGGGTGTCAAGGCGAGGGAGGGGTTACTTGGCAGTAACTTAGGCACCTCTCTACCACACTCCCGCCCCGATGTCAAGGAGTTTGGGGGAGGAAAAAAAAGATGCGCGAACCACTCCCTGCACCTTGACAACCGCCCTCCCATCTGCGATGATTGCATCATGACAACGAACCTCCTCACCGCATCGATGCGAACCCTCGCCGACCTGACTGCGAACTTCGCCTACCCGCACTCCACGATCGACGATCTGCGCGACTACTTCCGCGCCGAACTGATGATCCCCACCGACGCGACGATCGACTCCCGCGCCGACCTCTTCGACGCCCTCGACCGCGACATCAACGACATGATCCACAACTGCAACCTTGACATGCTCTTCCCCTCCTACGACATCGACATGCTCGACGACCTCAACCCCGACGCGACTGATGACACGCACGACCTGCTCGCCGACCGCATCGACGACTCCCGCTTCATCGCCCTGCTCACCCGACGCATCGCTGACCGACTCCTCTGACGCGCCAACGCGCGCCCCTTCGGGGGCGTTGCGGAGCGTTTGAACGCCGTGCCGGGCGACAGGAATGCCAGCATTCCCCTTGGTGTGGAACGGTCCCAGACACGCCGTGACGCCCTTCTGCCCCCTTGCGGGGGCGGGGTCGATCAGCGGATGATGCGGCGGCGTCGGGCAGGGGCGGGGGGTCGTTGCGCGTTGCGCGAGCGGTCGGCGGGGCGGTCGGGCATGCGGATCGGCGCGGTGGCGCGCAGGTCAGCGATGCGGCGGGCGATGGTCGCGGTCATGTTGATCGGTTCGTTGTTCATATGCATATCATCTCATGCGGGGAGGGGGTTGTCAAGGCGAAACGGGCGGTTTTGGGAAAAAACTTTTTTGCCTCCCTGCCTTGACAGGGTCGCGATGAGCATGGTAGGATCATGGCATGATCAACCAATCAAAGGAGATGAACATGAACGACGACACGCGCGAGGCGCTCGAGACCGAACTCGACGACCTCGACATTCCGATGGTCCCGGTCGACGCGATCCTTGAGGTCTGCGGGGATGCATTCGACATCGACCCGAAGGTCCTGATCCAATCGGTCTCGACCGACACCCACACCCATCCCGAGACCCCCCACACCGACGCCCTGCGCGCCGCGCATGGGGCACGCGAGGTGAACCTGATGATCGACCTCCTCATGGAGGGGATCGAATCCTCGACGCAGATGCCCCACATCGCGCGATCCATCGACATCAACCGCGCCCTGCGCGACGCCTGACCCCAACCCACCGACCGCCCTCCGGGGCGGTACGGCGGCGTCTAGGCGTCGTTCGGGCGACGTAGAATGCTGGCATACGGAGTCACGCCACGCCGCCGCAGGGACGCGCTGACGCCTTGGTAAAAAGTTGGGCTCAGGCCTTGACATCGGGCTCCGGGTGTGGTAGAGAAAGTTTGGTCCCCGCCTTGACAACGAGCGACCCGCATGGTAGAGCCCGCCAAAAGAAGTTTGAACAAAGTGCCGATTCGCCTTGACGCGGGGGGCAGGGTATGGCATGATTATCTCATCGCCCCCAACGGGGGGGCGAATCACCGAAGGGAATGATCATCATGGCACAGTTCACCACCGCCGAGGTCGCCGAGAAGTTCGGCACCACCCCCCGCACGCTGCGCAAGTTCTTGCGCTCCGACGCTCGCGCCAACGGTCAGGGCGACACCCTGCCGGGCAAGGGGTCGCGGTACGCGATCGAGGGGAAGGCGCTCGCGCCCCTGAAGAAGCGCTTCGGCGCCTGGCAGGTCGCGCAGGCCGAGGCCGCCGCGAAGCGTGCCGAGGAAGCGGCCGCCGCCGAGGCGACCGACTGACCCCCACGCCGACACCCCCCTCCGGGGGGGTGATCGGTGGCGTGTTGTCAAGGTCGTGCCCACGATGTGGGCGAAGCCGTACGGAGCGATCTGAGGCCGTGGGCCGCGACGTGGAATGCCAGCATACGCCTCGGCTCGTGCGTGCTCCTACGGCTCCGAAAAAAAAAGTTCGAACAAAGTGTCCCAATCGCTTGACAGGGCATGGGGGGTCTGATAGGATGATGACATCATCAACAATCAACCAAAAGGAGATGATGATATGAAGATCGCACTCGCGATCACCGCGCTCGCAGTCTCGGCAATCGGCGCAACGACGACGGGCACGAACGCTGCCCCCTCGACGCCCGCGCATGACACCTGCCGATTCGAGGACGGGTCGGGGCAACGGGTCTGCATCTGGGATGCAGGGCATCAGGGGAACGGATTCGGTGACTCGTTCATCGCGATCCGCGGGGGCACCGATCACGCCCGATACATCTACATCTCGCACCGCAAGGCGCACCGCCTGACGCACTGATCGACTGAGGGGCCCCCGCGAGGGGGTCTCTTGGCGTGTCAAAACGGCGTCTCTGCGCTCCTCTCCCTCGGTGTGGAATGCCAGCATTCCTCAGGGAACGACAGGGCCTCAAACGGCGTCAAAAAAGTTCCGGCCTCGCCTTGACACGTGCGCCAGGGTGATGATAGAGTCATAGCATGATCAACCACCAAAACTGCGACCACGAATCGACATCATCAGCACGCGCGAAGTGTCGCCGCGCACGAGCGAACGGCAAGGTGCACACGGGTGCATCAACGAAGCAGGTCGACATGCGACGCAGCGACCCGACGGGCAAGGCGAAGACGCCTCGCGACAAGGACAAGCAATGTGACGTCTGCGGGGTCGAGCGCATCGCGTACCGCGGGGTCGACGTACTGACAGGCACCCTGCTCTACGTCGGTGACGACTGCTACTACATGGTCAAGCGCGACCCGAACGGTGCGGTGCCCCTTGACTGAGGGGTGCTGCGCCACCTTGACATCCGCCCACGAGTCTGATAGGGTTGACTCATGATCGAATCAACAACCCGCTACAGGTCCTACCTCCTGACCACCGTCAGGAGCGGGACACCGACCGAGACCATCCGCGTCTCCGACCACACTGGGGAGTTCGTCGCCTTCGTCCACCCGGCGAAGGTCCACCAGGTGATCGACCAGTGGATGGACGCACGCTGACAACTGAAGACCTGCCCCGACACACCGAGGGTAGAGGCGGTTGACCCACACCGCCAAACGGACACGGGTACGACTCCAACCCCGTGAAGGTGGGCAGGGAGGACAGGCTCCCACTCTCTGGAGGTGGTTCTCCGGAGGGTGGTCCTGCTGGGTGGAGGACGTGGGAGGCAGGCCACACGTTGATCATGGTCCCGCCCACCAGAGAGGTCCGGTCAGCCGCCGGGCCTCTCTTGGTGTTGGTGTTGGGCGCGTGAGAAGCGATTAGGGAGCGCTTAGGGACTTGAGGAATGCTAGCATCGGGTGATGCTCGATCGGCCCTCCAGCGCGATTCTGTGAGCGCTCCTGGCCTCTCAGAGATTCGTCCGGCATCGCCCTCGAGCGCGCAATCGCGTGAACCTTGCCTCTGCGGTTCGCCTTGACAAGGGTGCTGGGGACTGATAGGGTGATGCCATGATCAACCGACCAACCGAAAGGAACCTGATCATGCCGCTCTGCACCGCAATCTACGACGCGGACACCACCGAGGCCCGCAAGGTCCACTGGGGGTGGTTCCAGATCGAGGCCATGACCATCGCCGCCTGGGCCCACGAGCCCGCGACTGAGGGCCTGCCCATCCTCGAGACCTGGTCCTACCCATCGCTCCAGGCGGGTCTCGACATCGAGTTCCCGATGGGCTTCAAGGACCCCTACGACGGTGAGGTCCTGATCTTCAACAAGGGCGACCGCCTTGAGATCTGGAGGGAGGCATGAACCTCCACATCCAGGTCCTGCCCGCCAAGGGCACGGCGGACTTCCGCCTCCTGGTCTCTGCCACCGGCGAGGGTGGAGAGAACGTTGCCACCATCGCCTCCATGTCCATCGACGACCCAGACCTGCAGACCAGGTTGAGGGACATCGCCCAGGCCTTCCGGATGGGCGCCCGCTACGGAAGAGAGGAAGGGTGATGGACTTCGACGAGGTGAAGTGGGCTCTCACGGTCACCAACCACCCACACCTGCTGACCATGCACCGTGAGTGGCTGGACCTCCTCCAGGCCCACGCACTCATCCACCAGATCGGGGCGCAGGAGAGCCAGGTCCATGACCTCTGCGTCGGGAGGTTGGACGACCTGGAGAAGCACATGCTCAGGTCCGTCCGGGCCATCTGGAACTAGGCTCCTTGGAGGGTCGCTCCTGCACAGGGGACAGGGGCGGCCCTCTGAGGCTCTCGGAGCGGAGGTGGTATGCCAGCATTCCTCTCCGCCGCTGAGGCGCCCAGATCGCCGCAAAAAACCTTGGACAAAGTCCGCTCTTGGCCTTGACAAGGTCGGGCAGGTGCGATAGTGTAGTGCTATCAACAAAACGAACAACAACCACAAGGGGAACGACATGCTGAACATCAACGCCGCCGCACTCGCACTGCTCGAGGTTCTGCGCACCGCGCTCTTCACCGCCAACTCGCTCGACGGCACGATGGCTTACCAGTCACACGCCTTCGGCAAGATCCAGGACGCGCTGGTCGAGGCCACCGCCTGCGCCATCGCCGACAGCCAGGTGATCTACTTCGACGACGCCCGCAAGATCGCCGCCCGACTGGTCCAGGAGGCGATCAACAACGGCGAGGACATCGCCTACCAGATCGGGCTCTGGAACAAGGAGCAGATCGAGCTCTTCAACTGACCGACCAAGGACCCCGCCTCGGCGGGGTTCTTTGGCGTGTAGGAGGTCGGTGGGTGGGACGTGGAATGCCAGCATTCCTCCACGCGGCCCAGGCTCCTAGAGGCGCCGTGGCTCTCCGCCTGGCGGTGTTCGTTCCCACCTTGACACGGAGATACGGGTCCGATAGGGTGAAGGCTCACGATCACCCACGAAGGGAGGTCTACCACACCGAAGGAGTTCCACACCATGAAGAGAATCGCCATCATCGCCCTCCTGGCCGTCCTGGGCCTCAGCGCCTGCGGAGAGGACCTCGACCCAAGGGTGGAGAAGGTCCAGGAGAACGCACCCTCCGTCCTCCAGGTCTACTCGGAGCAAGAGGTCCTGGACCTCATGGAGCAGGTCTGCCAGGACCCGAGCAAGGCTCCGAAGATGGACCCGGAGGTCAGCCAGCAGGACCAAGGCTACGTCCTGGGCCTGGCGCTCGCCACCTGCGAGTGACCTTGACAAGGGTGGTCTTGGTCTTATAGGTTGGAGGCATGAACGACACCAACCTCTACGCCCGCTTCCAGGGTGCGGCCCTCGTCCACCTCCTGGTCGCCGGGACCAAGACCACCCTCTGCGGCAAGGACGCCACTTTCGCCCACCGCTACCCCGCTCTCACCCGCGCCAACTCCTCCGACCGGCGGGCCTTCCGCACCTGCGCCCGCTGCCTTGACAACCGCGCCACGGTCTGATAGGGTCATACCATGATCAACGACAACAACCAAAGGAGCAACACGATGAACCACAACAACCACCTTCCCGCCGTCCTCGGCCTGCTGGTCGTCTTCCTCTTCCTGGTCGCGCTCATCTCTTTCACCCAGGACGTGCTCGCGGTCGGGTCCTGCGGGGTCGGTCCCGCCGCCCCGGGTCCCACCGAGTGCATGGAGCGCTGAACCTCCGCCTTGACAGGGGCGCCAGGGTCTGATAAGGTTGACCCATGATCAACAACCACAACAAGGAGAACGACATGAACTTCCACTTCAACTCCTTCGGGCAGGACTACGACCTGATCCCGAGGTTCTCGAAGTACGCCGCCGGTGACCGGGTCTGCCTCGAGCTTTGGTACGAGGAGGAGATCGACGAGGGCGAGACCTACATGGCGCCCTTCGCCAAGGTCACGGTCAACATGCCCGACATCCACCTCAACGAGGGCGAGGTCCTGGTCAAGGACTGGTCCGAGAATGGCCCGCTGGTCGAGGCTCTGGTCGAGGCAGGGTGGCTCCTTCCGACCGGGCGCGAGGTCAACTCCGGGTACGTCTTCCCGATGGTCGCCCGGTTGGGCGCTCCTCTGCAGGACCTCCTCTGAGGGAGGGTCTATAGGCCGGGGGCCCATATGGCGGGTCCTCGGCTTACCTCTGTGTGGTGGGTGGGAAGTTTTTTTCCGGTGGACTTCGAGAGCCAAGGGTGGAAGAGTGGGTGGGTGGAGTAGGTGTAGGACCGCCACCGGTAGAGAGGGTACCGGTGGAGGGTCATGGGTCCGGGGGCCTATATGGGGGTATGCTGGGTCCTGGGCCTGGGCTTGGGCCCACCCCTTTTCCGGTAGGGTTGAGGAGGCCATCATCCTACGCATACCCATATATGCCGGGGGGGTATATGCCGGGGGTATGGGTGGGGGTAGGGGGTAGGGCCTACACTACTACTGCTACTATCCTATATCCTATATCCTTATCCATTATCCTATATCCTATATCCTATATCCTATATCCTTATCCTATATCCTTATCCTTATATCCTATGCATATGTATGTATGTATCCATGCATCCATCCTTATATCTATGCATGTATCTTCCTTCCAAAAAGTAAAAAAACCAAAAAGGTGATAGATGGTGGTTTGTTTCTCCCTCATGGTATATGTGGTGGCGAAAGATGGAAAGGTCTGAACCCCCCGGGGTAGAAGAGGAATGGAAAAGTGGTGGTGGTGTAGACGACCGTTTCTCCCCTGAGGTTCTGGCACTCCCCGGGACGTTATGCCACGTCATACAGGTACCCGGCCGGCGAGGGGACCTTGCATCCACCCTCGAGAGATGATAGGATCTACGCATGACCCACCATCTGACGACACCCATCCACGAACAGGTCCACAAGGCCCACCAAAGTCTTGACGGCCACTACTCTCTACGACAGGTCAAAGCCAAGGTCACCCTCGCCGACTTCGAGGGGACCGAGCACCGCAAGATCATCGAGTCCCGTAAGCCCACCAACCATGTACAAGCCTCCAAGCTGTTCGTCGAGCTCACGATCGAGATCTGTACCCAGTGCGGATTCGTGGAGCGGGCCCTCTGCCACCACGGCCTCAGTTACTGGACCCACCGCCCCGGCTGCTCGAGGTACAATCCCGACGAGGACAAGCTCCCCGTGGGCTTGATCAGAGTCTACTCAGACAAAATGTTCCCGACCCCCAACCCTGACTGTACCGGCTGCCTCCTGCTCTGCCCAGTCTGCAAGGCGGATGGGACCTGACCCACCAAGATCCACACTCTAGTCATGCTGGCAAGAGATCCTTGGACCCCCCGCGCCGGCATGATATGATTGCCATGCATCAATCGACACAACTACACACGACCGAGGTCAGCCCCATCACTACCTGCGGTGGTGCTGAGACAAGGAGAACACGACATGAGTTTCACCCAGTCATTGATCCTGGCAGCTGTGCTTCTGGTGGGGGTGGTGCTGGTCACCATCAACTACTTCTTCTGGAAGAACTGGTGCAAGAGAAAGGACCACGTCTACCGCACCTGCGGCCTGGAGAGGGAGTTCGAGCTTCGTGAACAGGTGGCGAAGGGCAACCAGGCCTTCGAGATTCGGCGCATGGAGCTGAACCACGCCCAGACGATGGAGCGCGACAAGGCCGTCCGCGAGGGGTCCCACTCAGGCGTCGGCGGCTACTCATGACCGGCCAGGTGATGGGATCCATCCACTCCGACTCGCACCTGGTCCTGGAGTGGACCAACCCCGAGCAGCCGAACGGTGACGACCCGGCGGTCCTGAAGTTCGTGGATGGCCACAGCTTCACGGAGCACACCATCGCGTTCTCGAACACGGGCCACCGCATCCACATGGAGTTCTTCCGGTGGTTGGCCTCCGCGCTGTGCAGCTTCCACCACGTCGACATGTACGACCTGACCAGCGGCCGGTTCTTCCACGGTGACAGCAGGGTCTCGGCCGAGATGACGACGGACCAGCGGATGTACGCGATGGGGGACTCATGATCGACCCTGACGACGTGCTCGACTGGCTCGAGGAACACCAACGTCAAGCCGAAGCTAGTGACATAGCCATCAGGAACCCCGGTGACGTAATCCAGGAGCTCATCGACGACTTCAACCAGCAGTGGGACACAAGAGACTCACCCCTGCCTGACCCCATGTTCAGAACCCAGAAGAAGCCCAAGAAGAAGCGACACAAGGCAGACCCTCCCGAGGACTTCTACCCCATGGAACATGAGGTCCGATGAACGGCTGGATTCTGTTCGCCTGGGTCGTCTGGTTCGTGTTCACCACCTGGTTCGGTACCTACATGGGGCAGAGGTGGAACAGTCTGCCGACCATGAGGCCTTACCAGGTCGTCAGGTTTCGGGGTCCCCAGGTGGGCATGGAGTACCGCCTCACGGTCAGTGAGGTCAGCTCTGACCAGGATGGCACCCGGGTCATTCTGGAGGCCAGGCGACCTACCCGGTTACCGGGCGAGGTCAAGGGAAGGAAAAGGCGGTGAGACGGTTCGAGATTACCTACGGCAAGCCCAGGCGGGTCGCCGGCCCAGAGTCGGGGTTCTCTGGTGGTGTAGGCACCACCCAGGAGGTCGTCGAGCGTGAGGAGGTCACCTTCTACGACAGCTTCGTGGTCTTCGCCGACGCGGACCCAGTCACCCTGGACGACGTGAACATCCTGGCCATAGCCTGGGAGCCGGGCATGAGAGTCCAGGAGGTAGAAGTACCCCGACCAACGATCACCAACCATGAGGAGCCAAGATGACCGAGCGACAGATCGGCCTGTACGAGAAGTACGCAGTTCAGAGGATCGTGAGCCTCGACTCGGAGGGGGATATCGCCGAGGTTGAGCCCGTCAAGGAGTTCTGCTTCGTGTTGAAGCCGGACAGCGACCCCATCGCCCTGGACGCGCTGAAGCTGTACGCGGCCATGGCCCATCTGCAGGGGTACGAGAGGTTGGCGGACGACCTCATGCGGGTGGTGTGGGACATGGAGGAACCCACCCAGGATGAGGGTGAGGTCCATGTCATGGACGGCGACAAGCTGGTCCGGGGCAGGATCGACACCAGACCCAGGATCTACGAGACGTGCGGCCAGTGCAGGCTGAGAATCTGGCAACACGTGGGTGAGGAGTACTGGCACCATGAGGACGTGATCCAGGCGACCATCGTCGGCGGGGGCGGACACAGGCCCTGGCCCGAGGAGGTCAAGCTCCCTGGCCCGAACGAGCCTGACGGCCGTCCCCCGGTGGCCCCCGTCGACCCTCCACCCGCTCCACACCAGCCCTACGCCTGAGGAGACCTTGACATCCGCGGCAGGATGCGATAGGATGCTAGGGCAATGATCGATCGACCGAGGAGAATGACATGAGCAGGTTCAGCGGACCTCAGGGGCCTGGTGCCCTGAAGGTCTACAGGGAGAAGAAGCGCAAGGAGGCCGAGGAGCGACAGAAGCTTGTCACTCTGGTGGGCGAGAAGACCTCCACACCGCGACGCCGCAAGAAGCGGGCGGGGAACCCCAAGGGAAAGGCGGCGAAGGCTCATGGCTGAGAACGGGACCATCGCCCGGGTGGTTCAGCTGCCCGACTGCACCTTCTGCAAGCTGTTGACGGACAACGCCAAGGTCAACGGCTCGCCGGTCTTCGCGGTTCGCAAGGCGAAGTACGACTTCAGGACCACGAACGGCCAATGGGCCTTCGGGTGCCAGCTCCACTTCGAGATGCACCGCCTGCACTCCGAGCTGGGTCTGGGCAAGGGGCAGATGCTGCTCACCGTCTCGGGCATCGGGGAGTCGGACCCGGCGGGACAGACGTGAAGGAGTTTCTTGAAGCCCAGGCCGACCGCCTAGCCATTCTGGCTCAGGTGCAGGAGGACATGCCCGAGATGACGCCCTTGGAGATTGAGACCATGGCGGAGTGGGCTGAGACGGGGGAGGTGCCGTGAACTCCAAGGTCATGCTCAAGCTGGTGGAGGGACTCCACGCCGAGCACGGCAGGATGTCGGTCTTCATGGTGACCCCAGACAATCAGTGGCACGCAGTTGCGGAGGTTGACCACACCGTCATGCGTGACTCCGGCGAGGAGAACCACGTTCTGCTCCTTCGAGCTGGGGTGAAGAAAGATCTGCCTGAACCTAATGCCACCACTCTGGTCGGTGCCACCATCTCGACCGCTGACGGCAAGGTCCGCATCGACGCGGAGGGCTACCACATGTACACCGACGACCCGGTACCTGGTTGGTTCCATCTGCCATCCGATGGATCGCCCGCCCGATGGGAGCCGAGGAAGTCCAGTGACTGAGATCGGCAACTGCGAGAACTGCACGTTCTGGCAGCCTCCCAGCCAGAGGATGAACTTCGCAGATGTCGTCAGTGTAGACCCCTACGAGGAGGATCGTAAGGCACGGAACTACGGCCCTGCGGTGAATCGTCAGATGGAGATTGACAAGATGTTCGGCCTGTGTCGACACATCACAATGAAGCCCAGACTGGGCATGGATGACCCACCGCCTCTCGCGATCACGCTCGACGGTAGCGAGTACATGGCGGATCTGTACACGCAGGCGACCTTCGGTTGCGTGGAGTTCGAGAGCAAGGAGTAGTAGTGGCACGTAAGGGTAAAGACGGAGAACCGAAGCCCAAGCCGGAGCAGAAGAAGCTCGGCAAGCCGGAGAAGGTGAGGAACAACACCGGCGCCCGCGGGGCCCGACCCACACACCTGACCGAGCTGGAGAAGATTCTGATCAGCAACGGGGGCGTTGGGCACAGCACGCTTCGGAAGAAGAAGCAGCTGGGGAGCTTCCCAAAGCGCCGGCGTGATGGGGCGGCATGATGATTCGCGCAGGTGATCCCGCCCTCCCAGAGAACGCCGCAGACGCTTCCTACGCGATACGGGAAGCTGATCGGCGCATGAGGGCGACTATGCGCCTTGGAACTGAGCTCAAGTACAAGCACACTCTGGGTGACATCCAGTTCACCTTCGAGGTCGTCTCCATCGGCCCTGAGCCACTGCACCTGGAGGTGCGGATGAAGCAGATGGACATCGGCGAAAAGCCGGTCCCTCCCTTCCCCTCGTCGCCCATCATCCCCCAACACCACCCCGACCCCAAGGTCAGGTGTGAGTACCTCGCCGGGGGCATGTGCTACTGGTGCTGCCCGGACTGCAACACCGACTCCCACCGCTGTCCTGGGTGTGGAACTCCCGTTGACCACAACGGCAACGAAAGCAACGGCGAGAAGCATGCCGATTGTACAGCCTGAGCCTTTTCCGCTCTTCCACTGGTCGCCTACGCCTCGACGTAAGCAGATAATCCGCCGGGGCTTCTGCCCCAGTTCTCGCTCGGTGGATGGTCAGTGGCGACCTCCGTACGTGTGCTTCAGTGATACTCCTTCACTGGCGTGGGCACTTTCGGGAGCCATGCATCCAGAGGTTACGGAGTGGGACCTTTGGCAGATGTGGTCAAACGTGCCTAGTGGCATGGAGGCGATCTGGGACACTGACTCCTCTACCGGCAAGAGCTACGTCAAGGAGTGGCGCGTCTACGAACGGGTCTACAAGAGAGATATCTGGTACGTGGCGACACGCCAGAGTTGACCTTCCAGCCCATCGAGAGATGGGGGGAAGTGTGTGTAGGATTCCTTGACGGGGAGCTCTTCCCACTGCGATCATGGGCTCGAACTGAAGACGCGTGATTCCGTCAACGGAAGAGGAACCATGAACACGATCCTGGCGATTCTGCTGGTGCAGCTCATCGTCGTGTTGGTCGTGGCTGTCTTCTACCTCCGTCGTCTGATCATGGCGGTCGGAGTCAACACGGAGGAAGTGAGAGAACTTCGCCTGACGTCCAGGACGAGGATCTCCGAGGTCTCCGTACGGTCTGGTGCGGTCACCGACGAGATGGTCATGCGGCGACTGGGACGTGCCTCCGTTGGGCGACGAGTCGTGGTTGGCGGGGACCCGGGCTCACAACTGAACAAGGACCTGACCACTCTGGAGGAGCGGGAGACTGATCATGACTGACCTCCAGGTGCCAGCCTCCATCGCCACGCTGAACTTCAGCAAGGTACCCTCCGTGCGGCAACACAAGAGCGGCAAGATTCGTGATCGGGGCGATGCAAGCGATGCCCGCCCCGTGAACGCTGAGGGCAAACTGCTGACTCCCAAGCAGATCCGTGCGAGGGCGCGCCGCGCAGCGAAGCGATCGAGGCGGAACGGCAAGGCCATCATGAGTGACCTGGAGTTCGAGGCGCTCTACAAGCCGGTGGAGCAGTGGGATTTGGAGGAACTAGCCAAGGGTCGACCCCGCGACGTCGACGGAGGTTTTCGGGGGCGGAAGCCGGGGTGGATCACTCGGGAGGTCCATGAACGTGCCATGGAGATGTTCGTGGAGCAGACCAGGGGTGAGATGGGGGCTCTGACTCCAGATGCCTTGAACGCCATTCGTTGGATCATTCAACACGAGGAGGTCGACGAGCGAGGAAAACTGGTGGTCCCTGCAGCGGCGAAGAATCAGGCGGCCATGTTCATTCTTGAGCATGTCGTCGGGAAGCCGAAGCAGCGCATGGAGGCGGACATCTCCGTCAAGCTGCAAGGCATCCTCGCGGGGGTCATGGTCAACCCGAACGAAGCTCTGGCGCCGCCGGAGCAGGGAGGAGGCGAGGTCCGGTACGAGCTGGCGCACATGCCTGGTCAGACGATCCCGATGGGGGCGGATAAGGAAGAACTGGACAACACGGTCGAGGGCGAGTGGGAAGAGAGTGACGATGAGTGAGACCAAGGTCGAAGACCCGATCTGCGTCACGTGCAAGGGGCCCAAGTCCACGCACTTCGACGACGATGGCAAGTCGATCACGCAGCATCAGTTCACAACTGAACAGGAGGAGAACCCCCTCGAGACCAAGGATCAACGCACCAAGAGGGAGGCCAAGAAGAGGGCTGCAGAGCGACCAGGCCTTGGTCCTACCACTCTGATGGGTCTCGGTGTCAATCCTCTAGCCATCGGTCGTCTGGTGGAGATTCTGCTGGAGAGGCAACTCATCAGCACGGACGAGGCTCTCTACGTGGCCGGCATGGGTGGAAAGCCGAAGGCAGCGGAGTGAACATGGTCATGGTGCTGGAGGACCGCATGGTCCAGGAGATTGCTCGCATAGGCAGACTCCGAGCTCCCGCGGAGGCCTGTGGCATACTTCTTCCATACGCAGTAAATGGGAGGCAGATCGTCGAGCTTCCCAACCGGAGTCTCGAGGAGAATCACGAGTTCGAGCTTTGGGGTGAAGACATCGCCCTGATCGTGGAAGAGCTACAGGAGCATCAGACGATCAACGCCCAGTTCTTGCGGGAGACCGTGATCTGGCACACGCACCCACGGGGGAATCTGGGGCCCTCGAGGTTTGACATGGACAATAAGCCACCCGAGTTTCAGAGTCTGGTGGTGACGCTCTTCGAGGATGGAACCGCGAAGGGCACCTGGTTTTAGCCCTCTCTGCTGCGCGTCCTCATCCCAGCAGAGAGGGCCCAGCATGCACAACTGAATAGTTCGCCGAAGTCGCTGCACCTCGCCCGGCCAGTAGCTTCGGCGTTCCACACCCGACGAGTGCCGCACGGCCAGCGCGCAGAGCACCCGGGTGAAAGCCGGGGGAGATGGCCGCACGCCCCCATCTTCCCCGGCACAGACCCAAGAAGGAGGGTGAACATGGCTACTAAGCCACGCAGGATCGATGGAGTCGACACTAGCCACCACCAGAGTGGCGAGCACAACCTGGCCTCAGCGAAGAAGGCCGGGGTCGACTTCTGGTACCACAAGGCGACCGAGGGGGCGAGCTTCAGAGATGCCAAGTACGTGCAACGTCGTCGTGAGGCCCAGAAGGCGGGGATTCCGTTCGGGGCCTACCACTTCGCCCGCCCGGAGAATGGTGACGCCTCGCTGGAGGCCAAGTTCTTTCTGCAGGTGGCCCAGCCACAGCCTGGCGACCTGGTGCCGGCGCTCGACATCGAGGTGAACGACGCCCGCATGTCTCGGGCGGAGTTGACGAGGTGGATCGCCAACTGGGTCGCCCAGATCCAGCGGGTCGTCCACGTGAAGCCGCTCATCTACACACCATTCGACCTCGACAGTGACTTCGGTTGTCTGTTGTGGCAGCCTCGCTACAACGACAGCAACACACCCCCAGTCGCGGCAGAGCCCTGGCGACGCTGGGACATCTGGCAGTTCAGCAACGGACAGCTGGGTGTTCCCGATCAAGTGCCGGGCTTCGGCAGGGTGGACATCAACACCATGCGGGACGGACTCAGGGTGAGGGAGTTCCGTATTCCGGAGATCGAGAAGGAACCCCCCGAGCCCACCAGGACGGGCAAGTTGAGGTTCGTTTCCCAGAACGTCAAGGCTCTGCCGCTCATGCCCCAGTTCGACGTCGTGGAGGACGTCGTGCTCACCGCCAGCCAGGCCCACGTCGTGGGATGGCAGGAGATTGGTATTCCACGATATGACGACGCAGTCATGTCGCTGGACCCCAAGGTCTGGGGGCACTTTTTCGCCGGCATGCGGAGGCAGGGAGGCTACGAGTCACCCATCTCCTACCGCAAGGAGATGTTCAAGGCCACCGACGGCGATGCTCTGCTGCTCAGTCCGGCCAACGCCGCGATCAGCCATCGGAAGTACTTCACCTGGGTGGTACTGGAGCATATCCCCAGTGGCGCCCACATCCTGGTCACCAACAAGCACTACATCGCTGGCGCGTGGCGCAAGGACAAGCACGACAAGAAGCTGCGCCAGCAGATCTGGCGCGAGTCACGTGACGAGGTCGAGCTGCCGTTCCTGAGGCAGTTCATCAAGGACCACCCCAACATGCCGATCGTCAACCTCGGCGACTACAACGCCCAGCTGGCGGGGGGCAACGACTCGGAGGAGTATCCGAGGAAAATCGCCAACCGCACCATCTACTTCCTGACCAAGGAACGCTCGATTGACCAGGTCATGCTGATCAACGGCAAGAAGTGGAAGTGGGACATCGACGACGAGGACGGCGAGCTTCTGCCAGGACGAAACAGTGACCACCAGGGCCGTCGAGGAACGGCGAGACTGAAGAAGGTGACGAAGTGACGGAACGACTCCAGGTCATACCGACCCTTCCGGGCATGGGGAGGTCGCTGATCGCCCACGACGAGAAGTCCAAGATGTACCCCGCCCGGGGACTTCTTTCGGTCGACCAACTCAAGCCGAGGGATAGGGTGTGGAGGCGGGGTGGGCCCTACGACCAGAGCAACTCCTCGACCTGCGTGACCCACACCGGCAAAGGCATGTTGAACACGGCACCCCTGTCCAGCAAGGCCTCGTACTACCGACGCAGCAGGTACGACCCCTTCGCCTGGTATCCCGAGGTGCAGCGGCGTGACGAGTGGCCCGGCGAGTCACCGGACTACGAGGGCACCAGCGGTCTGGGGCTGTGCAAGTACCTCCTTGAGATCGGCCTGATCGAGGAGTATCGCTGGAACTTTGGTCTCCAAGACACGCTGCTCAGCCTGTCACACGTTGGGCCGGTTGGCCTGGGCATCTGGTGGAAGAGTGGGATGTGGCGGACTGACGCAGACGGCTACATCCACGCCACCGGCGAGAACGAGGGCGGTCATGAGGTGGAACTCATCGGAGTCGACGTCAGTGAGCGCTGCGTGATCGGCATGAACTCCTGGGGCGACAACTGGGGAGTTCGTGGCCGATTCAAGCTCCACTGGGAGGACCTCGAGACGCTGCTGGCGGAGCAGGGTGATGCGTTCGTGATCATCAAGTGATCGAGGGCACGCGAGGGAAGTGCTCAGGGATCGATTCAGGATGGCGGGATCGCTCGTGCGAGGGTCACGATCATCGAGCAGAACCAATGCGAGAGGAAAGCACATGAGCCCGGTAAGAACCGGGGGGGATCTCCCCGACCCGATCAACACTGAGACCGAGTACATGGGTAAAGTGCCCACGACCAACTCAGTCACCGACCTGGGCCCCGAGGGCCGAACCCTCGAGAACACCGAGAAGAAGCGACTGGGCCTGCTGACCGGGCAGGAGCAGGACCCCGACGCTCCCCTCGAGCCCGGATTCATGGGCGGTGTGGACAGCAACTTCCCGCAGCATGACCCGGCAGAGCGACCCGACGAGAACTACCGCTCGGAGGACTATCTCTCGTGAGTGCGGTTGAGGTCCCGGAGGGCCTGGTTTTTCGCAAGGATGCATACTTCGAGCGAACGGGGTATCACCCCCACCGGGGTCAGCGTGAGATTCACTACAACAACGTCCGCCATCGTGCGCTCTCCAATGGTCGGCGGTGGGGTAAGACTCTGTTAGGGGGCAAGGACGCTGAGTGTGAGGCGTTCGTGAAGAACTTTCTCGGTGAACCGAAGCAGGGCTGGATCATTGGCCCTGAGTACCCCGACTGCGAGAAGGAGTTTCGCGTAGTCTACAACACCTTCAAGAAGCTGGGCATTGACCAGGTCAGCTCGAAGTTCTTGAACAATGTTGAGTCAGGGTCGATGCGGATCCACACCAAGTGGGGCTTCGATCTTCAGTGCCGCTCGGCGAAGCACCCTGACAGCTTGGTCGGTGAGGGTCTTGACTTCGTGTTGATGGTGGAGGCCGGCAAGCACCACCGACGCACCTTCACTGAGTACGTTCGACCTGCTCTGTCGGACAAGCGGGGTTGGTCGCTCATGACTGGGGTGCCCGAGCTCGCCTCTGAGACCTCTCTGCTCTTTTGGGCATTCCAGCGGGGGCAGGACCCGACCAAGACCCAATGGACGTCGTTTCAGAAGCCTGCCTGGGACAATACGATCGTCTTTCCCGGGGGCCGGATGGATCCGGAGATTCTCGAGGCTGAAGACGATCTGACCGAGGACGAGTTCAATCGTCAGTACGGTGGTCAGTTCGTGGAGCGGATCGGCCGGGTCATGACCCAGTGGGACGATGATGTCCACCTGGTCGAAGGTCTGGAGTACGACCCGTCTATGCCTCTCTACGCCGCGTTGGACTATGGCTACGCCAATGACTGGGTCTGGATCTGGATCCAGCAGGACATCTGGGGTCAATGCTACGTGCTGGGTGAGACTCGATGGATCGGCATGGACACTGAGGAAATCTGCCAGGAGATCCTCGAGAACCGTGACAAAGGTGAGGGGATGTGGCCTCTGTTGGAGAAGGTCGCCATCATCTACTGTCCACCAGCGGAGCCCAGTGATACCTCTATCGTGCAGAGGAAGCTGCGTCGTCCGATCAGAACTAACACTGGTGGCGAACTCATCGACCGAATCCGTGACATGAACAACCTGCTGAAGATCAAGACCAGGGAGGTTCCGAACCGACCCGGGATTCTCTTCAGTAAGGAGGGCTGCACGAAGTACAAGGGGAATGGCGCCACGGGTATGCCCAACAGTCTCGCCTGGGAGATGAGGACTGGGTGGCGCTGGCCTGAACACAAGAATGAGAACAAGAACGCTCCCGAACAGCCGCTAGACAAAGACAACCACGGCCCGGAGGCCTTGAGTCGCTTCGTCAAGGGTCACCTCGGCAAGACGAGCGAACGACGATCTTCTCGACAGTCTCGAGTGAAGAGCAGGAGAGCCTGACATGGCACTGAGGAAGATGTTCACGCCCTGGTCCAGCCTGGACAACATGCTGGGTAAGCCCCCGGCGTGGTGGCCCAAGGAGGAGCAGGCCCGCATCCAGTCGTACGAGAAGTATGACCAGATGTACTGGAACGACCCGACCCAGTACTCCATTCGTGTGCTCGAGAACGAGCAGCCTCTCTACGTGCCGAACGCGCGCATCATCGTAGACACGACCTCCCAGTACCTGATGAAGGGGTTGGAACTGGTGGCGGTGGCCGACGGCCCCGTTGAACCCAAGACGGCGGAGGATCTCGCCAAGGAGTCTGCCGGCAAGCGAGACGATCGCGCCATGTCTCCCGCCCAGAAGAGTCTGGAGAACTTCCTGAAGCGGGAGAAGTTCATCTCCAAGTTCCACATCAACAAGCAGGCCGGGGTGACTCGAGGCGACAGCGCTTTCCACGTGACGGCGAACCCCGACAAGCCTGAGGGCAGTCGAATCTCCATCGACACCCTGCACCCGGGCCAGGTGTTCAAGGTCTGGGATGAGGACGACCCCGACAAGGTCATTCGCATCCACATCGTGACTCTTTGGTTGGACCCCAGAGACGACACTGAGAAGGTCAGGAAGCTGACGTACTCCAAGGGACCCTTCGACGCCGACGATGATGAGACGGACACGCGCATCTGGCGCGAGGAGGCCATCTACGAGCTAGAGGGTGAGAATGGTTCGTGGTACGGCCCCAAGCCCACCCGGGTCAAGACCATTCTTGAGCCAGAGCCACTGCCTGACCAGATCACCCAGTTCCCCGTCTACTGGTTCGACAACATCAACTGGGAGTCACAGGACTATGGATCCTCGGAGATCAGGGGCCTCGAGTTCCTCGAATGGGCGGTTTCACAAGGTGCCACTGACACTCAGATGGCTCTGGCGCTTCAGGGTCTGGGCGTATACGCGACTGACGGCGGCCGCCCGGTGGACGACAAGGGGCAGGAGTCGGATTGGGAGGTCTGGCCCGGCGGAGTGATGGAGGTTCCTGCCGGGTCGTACTTCCGCCGGGTGGAGGGTGTGGGATCGATTCAGCCCATGATGGACCAGCTGAAGTACCTCGAATCCAAGATGTACGCCGCCACGGGCATGACTGACGTTGCTCTCGGGCAGATCGACGTGCAGGTGGCTCAGTCCGGTATTGCTCTGGCCATCAAGTTCATGCCCACACTCGCACGAATCGAGCCTCGAGACATCGCGCAGATCGAGACTCTTCAGCAGATGTGGTTTGATCTTCGTTTCTGGTTTGAGGCCTACGACCGTAGAGCCATGATTCCTGAGGTCGACGTCCTCATTGCCAAGTCCAAGATCCCCACGAACCGGGTAGAGACTCTGAACGAGCTGAACAACATGTACGACCGCAAGATCATCAGCCGCAAGTTCTACCGTGAGAAGATGGCCGAGCTGGGGTACATCATTCCAGCCGACGAGGACAAGACGATCCTGGAAGAGGCGGAGATGGCCTCCAAGATCAATGCACTTGCTGCCCCTCCCGGGCTTCAGGAGAACGCGGAAAAGGCAGCGGCTGGACAGAAGCCGATCACCAACGCGAATGGAGGAAACAACGAGGACGTTGACAAATCCGGCAACCAAAGCAATAATGGAAAACGACCCAACGAGAGCGGTGGCACTGAGGCCACTCAGACACCGGCCCGACAGGCGAAGCCCTAGTGGGATGCTAGGCAACCGGCGCGAGAGGCGCTAGAAACTGAGGACATCATGAAGAGTGAACTGTTGTACTGGCTCGAGAACCTTGTCATTCGAGGTCGGGATGACGATGGTGACAAGGACGATGACCAGGGCAAGAAGGGTGCTGAGGACAAGGACGACGACGACCCCAGCGGCGACGAGGACGAAGACGACGAGGATGACCAGGAAGACGACGACGACAAGGAAGATGATGACGACGTCGACTGGAAGGCCAAGGCGTTGGAGAACGAAAAGGCGCTGAAGAAGGAACGCCAAGCTCGCCGCGAGGAGAAGCGACTGCGACGTAAGGCTGAGCGGGATGCCCAGCAGAAGCAGCGCAGGGAGAAGAAGGACGCCGCCACCAAGGACGACGAGAAGACCAAGGCCGAACTCGCTGCTGAGAGGGAGCGGAATCGGAAGCTGGCCACTCGCCTCCGCAACAAGGAACGTGACGACGCCATCATCGCCGAAGCTCGCCGCCTGGGTTTCATCGACCCAACCGACGCACTCACCGACCAGATCCGCAAGGCGGTCGACGAAGACATCGATCAGGACGAGGATGACCCCTCGGACATCGAGGTCGACGAGGATTCCGTACAGGACGCGGTCAAGGCTCTGGCCGACAAGAAGAAGCACCTGCTCCGAGGCAAGAAGGACGACGACGACGACGACCGTTCGACCACCCGGTCGGGCTCCCGCACCAAGCGGAGGAAGGGCGACGACGACGCCGCTGACGAGAAGGCGCTGAAGAAGCGTTACGCCAGTTTGAACGAGTTCTGATGTCCACACCCTGACCTGCACGATCCGAGAGACAAGGAGTACGCACCATGGGTGCACGCTACGACCTGGTCGAGCCGCACATTGGCATCGTCCGGGCGCCTCTCGCGGCAGCTCTGACCTTCACCGTCGATGGTGAGTTCGGACCGAAGGGCGTCTCTCTGGACGCCAACGGCCGATGCGTGGTTGGAACCGCGGGACCGACTGGCTACGCGGGGGTTCTGATCAAGAACGTCCCCGTCGTGCCGGCGGGTCGCTTCTCGGCGGCCCAGACCGTGAACAACTGGATGGGTGGTCGCGTCGGAGACGTCGTCGACATCATGACCCAAGGCCAGATCGCAGACGTCGTGGGCCTCGTCGCAGGTGCCGCCGTCTTTTCCGAGCCCGACGGTGATCTCATCGCCAACGTCGCCGCGGGCAACACCCGAGTCGGCTACACGGTCGAGGCCTCCCGCCTCATCGTGCAGGGCTGACGACGACGAGAGAATGGGAGACAATCCGATGCAGAAGATCGCATCCACGCGCGACCTGCTCGTCGCCGACGACCTGCACCCCTCGGTCATGAGGCTGATCAAGTCCATGACCGTGCAGGGCGCGGAGCGAGGCTTCAACGAGCGAGCCGACGCCATCATCAAGGCGCAGGATGGTACGGACATCAATGACTTCTGGAACGAGGTCAATGCTGCCGTCAACCTCCGCAATCGCCAGCGCAACCAGCTGGTGGATCTGCTCACCTACCGGGTCACGGACATCGCCGAGAAGGTGACCGTGCCTACGTCCGGTGAAGACTTCGAGAAGGCGACCGAGTACGGCCTGCCCAAGGCAATCCGGGTTTCGCCCGGCAACACCTTCTGGCGGGGCTACGACTTCGACTTCTACGACCTCGGAGTCCGCTTCACCTGGATGTACATCGCCGACGCGGACATCCGCGATCTGCGAGCTCAGGTGAACGCCGCGCTCGAAGCCGACAACCGTCTGGTGTTCAACCGGATCATGCGGACGCTGTTCAACCCGCTGAACTCCACCGGCATCTCCGACGACAATCTCCCCGTCACCGTGTTCAAGTTCTACAACGGAGACGGCGAGATTCCGCCGCCGGTGGGCACCACGACCTTCCTGGGAACGCACAACCACTACGTCACGACGCAAGGCATGGGCACCTCAGCTACTCTGAACCCGGCGTCGGTCGAGGGGATGCAGACCCAGCTCGACCACCACGGCTACACGCTGCTGGCGGGCTACCGGAAGGTGCTCTGGGTGAACACGCAGGAGTACAACGTGATCCGGACGTGGAAAGTCGCGAGCGGTGCCCCGTGGGACTTCATCCCCGATGACACGCGGACTGGCGGTGGAGTCTTCATCCCCGACGGCAGTGGTGGTCGTTACGTCGGCGCTCCTGCTGGTCGGGTTCCCGGCCAGGTGGGCACCTACGGCCCCTGGCACGTCGTGCTGAACGACTACATCCCGGCCGGCTACCTCGTCGGCCTCGCGTCGGGCGGTCCCGACGGCCTCACCAATCCCATCGGAATCCGGGAGCACTCGAACCCGGCATACCGTGGGCTGAAGGCCCTTCCCGGAAACCGTGCGGGCTACCCCCTGATCGAGTCCTTCTTCCAGAGGGGCCTCGGAACGGGAATCCGTCAGCGCGGCGCCGGCGTCGTCATGCAGGTCTCTGGCAACGCGGCCTACACCGTCCCGGCGATCTACGTCTGATCCGCTGGGTCAGTACTCGCCTGAGAGACAAGGAGAAAACATCATGGCGACGAAGGACACGAAGGACATGGTCAAGTTCCTCATGCCTGACGGCACTGAGGTCAGCGCTGACCCCCGGTTCGAGCTCGAGCAGGCTCTGGAGAAGATGGTCAACTCCCACGAGAACAAGGGAGACATGGGCATCGACTTCGAGGACCAGAAGGCGCAGACCCAGGTCGAGCACGTGGCCAATCTCCAGTCGGGTCAGCCCGGCGTCGGAGAGAACGCCACTCTCGAGGACCCGGTCCGGGCCAACTACGGCCCCCTCGGGTCGCCGGCCCAGCAGCGCCAGGTCGAGGACTACCAGCAGGCCCTGGACGAGGGTGCCTCGCCACATTCCACCTCGGTGGAGGACGACGAGCCCGTCGACAGCAACGAGGCCGTGCTCAAGGCTCGGGAGCTCCGCAAGGAGCAGGCCAAGAAGCTCGCCAAGGCGGAGGCCAACCTCGACAAGGACGGACCCGGTGACCCGGAGAAGCCCTACACGCAGTGGACCGTACCTCAGCTGAAGCACGAGGTGGCCCGCCGCAACGAGGGTCGGAACCAAGACTCGCAGCTGTCGCTGAAGGGGCTCAAGAAGAAGGCCGCAGTGGCCAAGCTCCTGAAGCGGGACGACGAGACCCAGGCAGCCGGCTCCGGTGACGGCCCCGGCGGTGGCGGCACGCCCGACACCAGCAGCCAGTCGTCCGACGACGACTCCTGACAAGGGACTCCCGCCATGCCTCGCACGAACGCGGAACGGCTCAGAGCACTGGTTGGGGAGTCGATCCCCGATGGAGGTACGGAGGCTGACACCCTCTTTACTGACGTCGAGATCGACGACATCCTCAGCCAGAGCGACGACGTCGAACGTGCCGCGTACGAGGCATGGCGGGAGAAGGCTGCCAAGCTCGCCAACCTGGTCGACACCACCGAGGGCAACTCCCAGAAGAAGTTCTCGCAGCTTCTGGACAACGCGAATGACATGGTGAAACTCTACCTGCGTTCGTCGGGGGGTCCGACGGAGGGACGCACCCGGATCGGTCGACTCACGAGGCCGGGTGTGGAATGGTGATGAGCCCGGTGCAGCTTCTCATGGAGCGGCGTCAGATCGAAGCTCTGATCAAAGCTGACGAGGTCACCATCACCCTACACCGCCGTGAGAAGCTTGCCGTGCCTGGTGGAGGCTGGAAGTGGGGCCCCGAGACCGAGCTCACTCCACAGCGAATGGCGCTCATCCCGTTCAAGCGGCGGATGACCGAGTTCCTGGTGGCGACTGAGATCGGCGACGTACCGGACCTGCCCTACATGATCCTGGGTCGATACAACCTCAACATTGCCAAGGACGACTGGTTCTTCTGGCAGGGTGACAAGTTCGAGGTTCAGACCGTGGACATCAAGCAGGACGTACGCATCGCTGCCCACGTCGACTACTTCGGAGGGCTGAAGAATGGCTAGGGCTGGGTTCATCTGGTTCGACGGCATCGGTCCCGTTCTGGACGTCCTGGCGTTGAGCGCAGCTACCAACGTCGTAGAGGCCATGGAGGAAGGGGCTCAAGAGGTCCAGGCTTACGCCCAAGGTAACGCCCCCTGGTCTGACATTACCGGTGAAGC